GACAGAGGTAGGACCCGCGGTATTGTAGTCCCCGGTATCGCAACCGATACCTTTGACGGGAGCATTTCCGGCAATAGGAGCGGATACGGCGGTGCCGGTGTTGTTTTTTTGAGTCCAGGGTAAGCAGGACGTGAAGTAATCGTGGCGTTTGCCACGTTTGAGAAGGACATAGTCAGCGATAGCGTCGGGGCCGTCGTCAAGCGCGGCAGTTGAACCGACTTTGACAGAGTCCTGAAGATTTTGATCACGGAACCATTCGTTCCAGATCAGATTGTAGGCGCGGTGCCAAAGGCACGAATGAGCGATAGTCCCGCCAGCGCCGAGCGGAGTTGTGGCACCCGCGATAGGGATGCCCATATAGTCAGAGAGAGATTCAGCGGCCGGAGAATAGGCCGTGAATTGAGGAATTGTGTAGTTTGTTGATGCAGCAGTTGTGGCTTGTTCGCCACAGAATTTTTTGAAGTTGGCCCAGACTAAGCGGTAAGGGACCGCGAAGAAGAAGCTGGCCATATAGAGATTGTCCATAAAAGGAACAATCGGAGTTGAGAGACGTGCGAACGTCTGCATTTTGAGGTTAAAGCTATCCCCCGGTAGAGCCTCATCCACGAACACCGGGATGAGGTAGCCACTGTTAAATGCGGTTTTATAGCCGTGCGATCTGTTGAACGAGGATCGCTGGATATCGGCTTTCGGTACTTGCGAGAAGTTATGACCGCTTGTGAGAACAGATGGTTGATTGCCGGAGGGGAAGCTTAGCATTTTTGTGTACTCCTAGTTTTGCGGAACGAGTTCCGCTTTTTTGTATTCGATTGCCAGGCCGAGATTGATTTTGGTTTCGTACATGGTGATGTTGCCGGTTTCACGATCGTACTCGCCGCATTCGAAGAATGTGAAGTCGGCGGGATATTTTGCGATTTGATTGTCATCGTTGAGTTTATTGACGGCATCGCCGAGAGAGCGAAGAGCATTCGCACGGCAATCGTAGAAGAGCGGCATGCCCCAGGCTTCCGCTTTTGAGTCGTAGACGTTGTAAATTTTACTTTTCATTTTCGAGCCCCCGTTTGAGAAGTTTGAATTGTGCAATTTTGCACGTTTCTTTTACTGCTAGTCTTGCAGCAGTGTTATCGGCAGCATTCTGAAGAGCTTGAGCTTTTCTGTCAACTTTTATTTTTTCGTAAAGTTGAGGGTTTTCTGCCTCGAGTTGTTTGTCATAGAAGCGGGGGGGTCGCATGATTTTGCCACGAAGGACGATTTCATCAGAAGGAAATACGTCAGTATTGAATTCGGAGTACCAGTTTTTACCAATGCCCGGGCGCCGGGACATTGTTGTATATTCGGGCTCACGCCCTTGATAGTGTTTTTCGGCGAGATCGCCGGTTATTTTTTTCGTAATGTAGCGGGCCACGTAGGCCGCAGATTCAAAAGTTACGTCGCCGACAGTTGAAAAGCCATTAGGCCATAGTTTTTCGAGCATAGGAGACCGATATAAGCGACATTCGTCGCGAATTGTGTAGAGAATTTTATCTGGGAAGTCATAGCCGAATAGGCAAGCGTGATAGTGCGGACGAGCGTTTTGTTCGCCGTATTCACCGCAGTGAAAGAAGCGAACTTTTTTAGGAGAGATTGCTTTTCGCAATCGTTTCATGAATTTTTGGAAGTGATTTTTTTGTAGACTGCCACCGGGAGGGAGATGTTCAGAGGCATATGTGAGAGTGATGAATGCATTGTCCTCGGATCCGTAGGCTTCGTGAACGCAGCGTATCGCCCATTGGCGGGATCTCTCGAGCCGACACCCTATGCATTGACCACAAGGGACTTGTATTCCGACCCTTGTTGGAGAGGGTGAGGCATAAGGATTTTTGAAGGAGATTGTAGGTTTCCCCTTGGCCGTTTTTACGTTGAGTAATTGCCAAGCGGATATCGGGTGGTAGCAAGGCATACGCGCCCCCTTTAGGCGCGAATACCACCGCGCATCGGCATTACCGTAGCGTTTTTCGGGTGGACGTGTTGAGCGCCAGCCGTTTTTGAGAAATATTGCTTAGAAGATCTATTTCCCATTTTTTTTCGGAAACCCATTTTTTTAATCTCCACAGGTTGAGCAACGTAGATTGAGAGCAAGCTGCATGCCGATTAACTCGGCTTGAGCAGCGGATTTTTCATTTTTCCAGAATTTAAGTTTTGCTCCGCATTGAGAAAGCAGGTCATTTAACCCTGCTATTTCTCTTTCACAGAGAGTAAGACGATTTTGAAGCCTTAGTTTTTGTTCCGACGTCATTGGAGCCCCCCTTTGGTGTCAGTCAGCACAGTTACATCTAGTAGGTTACTGTGCTTTTGGATGCGCGGCCGCCCAAGCGTCCGCGGCGGCCTTTTCAGCCGCTATACGCGCGTCATTACGCGCTTTTGATACTTCGGGCTTAAGTAAGCCCATTTTATCGACTTCGTCGATATTTTTAGGATCCGTGACGAACGCTAAGAAGTTCGCCGGATTGTTAGCAAAGCGATTACGGATTTCGACGTCCAGAGCCTGGAATTGTTCATCCGCAAGACGAACGATCGCGAGAGCTTCCTGATAGTCCGGAACATTAGAGAAGTCGCCATAGCGACCATCCCGGACAATAAGATCCGGAAGATAGCCGGTACGTTCGTAGCGTTTCATGATGAGATTAATGTCGCAATCCTTGAGATCGGCTTGCTTTGTCACCCCTTTATCCCCTTCACAGGAGAGATCAGACTCGAGCGTTGGCCGGGGCATGTACTCATGGCGTGCAGTAATCATAGTTTTTTATCCTTTTTTTGAGAACAGGCCGAGAGGTCCAGAAATGGCCATACTGCCAGTTCGTTTTGTGAATTTATTGATAGATTCGTAAGCGTTTTTGGCGCCAGTGAGATATTTAGCGATTGTAGCGTTGGGAATATCAGTTCCGGGGAATGTTCCCCCAGCAACGCGAGCAGAAGTTGCATCGTTTAGCCCCTGTTTTGTTTGTTCCGTTCGAGTTTCGGCAATGGCTTTCGCCGTATTTGCCGCGAGATTTGCGAGTTGCGCTTTTATAGGTGTTGCGCGTATTTGTTTGTCCTCCATGACTGCCATGGAGCCTCCCGGGGAGCTTGCCCCGGATCCCCCGGTAGCGGACAGAATAGGATTCAGTCCGGCGTTGCGAAGGTCAGCGACTTCGCGAGTGTGAGCAGTATTGGACATTCGCTCCTGCCAGTCGCGGTTTTTTTGAGCTTCCGCAGCATTTGCGGCATTCCTTTCAGCAATGCCTTTAGCGGAAGAGGATGAGGCGGATGCACCGCCAGCCAGAGAGAAGAGACCACCGATTATAGATGATCCAAGGCCATCCCAGATTCCCATTTTATTCGTCCATGGAGCGCGTTAAATCGCGTTTTTTACTGACGTTGAGATTTGTTATGAAGGTGATGGCAGTATTAAGGATCAATAGTACCAGTGTAGTCCAGTCCATATGCATACCTGACGCCCTTTCGGTTGTCGGGGGGCCCTTTCGGGGCCCCCTATTTTTTAGAAATGGTCGATTAAGCCGGGTACCGAGTACGTCGGCATAGGACGGGCGCATTTTAGATCAAAGAAAGCATCGAAGAAGAACTGGGGCTCCGTATTAACGGCCACGACACGATCAATAGGAGGGGCTTCCTGTATGAACGTGGTCCCCAGTGTTGGGAGGGCCGTAAGTTTTTGAGAGAGATGCCAGTAGTCGAGAGGCGTAGCGTATTGCGAGCGCATTTTGCCAGTGATTTGAGAAGGCTTGTAGCGATATTCCGCGAAGCGTTCTTGATAGCCGAAGGCAGCGGCATCTTGAGCCGCGTTTGCAGAACCTTGGCAGTAGATTTCTTTGTTGAGTACGGCTTGTTCGCCGATATTAGCAAGAGCCGGCCAATAGTGGTCTAAACGTGTAGAGCGGGACCACATTCTGTTGAGGCCGGTTTGATAGTTGAGATCGGCATAGACGCAGACTAAGCCGATAAGGAGACAGTGTTCCGAGAAGGATTTTACAAAGCCCGAGCGAGTTGTTGAGATTGCAGCGGCAGAGAGACGTCCAGTTGCGAGAGCGCCAGCAGTTGCAGAAGTTTGCGGTACAGGCGTGAGCATGATAGGACTTGAAGTGCCGCCGAGGTATTCCGGGCGTTGTAGACGAGCGTCATTGGGATCCAAGACGCCGAAGTGTGATTGTATGATTTCGCGGTAACGAGTACCGCCGCGAGCGTCGCGTTCATACATTTTTTGAGTCTGGAAAGCCAGACGGAGAGAATTGATTGTGAGAGAGCCGGCAGCGGCGAGATCCGCATAGATGTTAGGATAGCCGGTAGCTCCATTTTGAGCGATATAGACGCGTTCCGCGGGAGCAGAGGGGTCTATGAGTTTTGAGTTTGTGTAATTGATTGCAGCAGAGCCACCAGATTCGAAGACAGAGGTAGGACCCGCGGTATTGTAGTCCCCGGTATCGCAACCGATACCTTTGACGGGAGCATTTCCGGCAATAGGAGCGGATACGGCGGTGCCGGTGTTGTTTTTTTGAGTCCAGGGT